ATGAATATTGCACACGCTTTAAAAGAGTGGAGGGAAACAAGAGGTTTAACTTGCGAAATGCAACAAGCAGGTTATCGTAACAATACCAAAGAAGAGTTATTAGAAGCTTATGATAGCACTACAGATATAGAGATAATAGATGCTATTTGTGATATAGCAATTCTAACACTTAATTGCATAGAAGATTACAAAATAGAAGATCTAATTCATCCAGTTAGGCTTTCTGACATAATTATCATCTCAGGGGATATAGATTTAGTCTTAGAAACTAATTTTGAAATAAAAGGAATAAGTATTCTACTTAGTACTCTAAATCATTATCTAGATGAGATGGGATATGACTTTATTAAATGTCTTGAAGAGACAATTAAAGAGATATCATCTCGTCAAGGAGAGTATGATCCAAATACAAAGAAGTGGATTAAGAAAATAACAGGCAATGAATACAAAGCAGATTACACTAAATGTAAAAAGGAGCAGTAATGGAAGTAAAATTACTAAATTTCACATCACTTTTAATAACCATAAAAGCTATTAGAAAATGCTATGATAGTTGCTCGGATAATCTAGGGGATAGAGATATGAAACTCTTAGAATCTGTCATCAAAATGACCACACTTCAACTATAGAGCATATCAATTTCACATTTGAAATAAATGGTATTAGCAGAGCTTGTCTGCAAGAGTTAGCTAGACATAGACACGCTAGTTTAAGTGTAGAATCCACTAGATACACACTTAGAAATCTAGTTAAAGAGTATAAGAAAGATACCTTCTTATATAGTGATTACTTAGTACTAACTAATGACAATCAAATGGATTTATGGTCTATAGATAGTTTAAATAAAGTTATATCTCTTTTAGAAAAAGGATATAAGAATGATCAAGCTAAATATCTACTGCCAGAGAGTTATAAAACAAATCTTATATGGACTATAAATGCTAGAAGCTTAAGAAATTTCTTTAAACTAAGGAGTAGTTCTAAAGCATTGTGGGAGATAAGAGAGTTAGCTAATAATATATTTAAAGCTATCCCAGATGATCATAAAATATTATTTAAAGACATTATAAAAGGAGATGAATAATGGGTTACAGACCACATATAGTAAAAACATATATTGTAGAGTATGGAAAAACTTTAAACTCTGATAACTGGGATATAGAAGATTTTATAGAGTTTTTAGATTTATGTGATATAAATTATCATAGAAGCTATTCTGAAGATAGTGATAAAATATATATAGATACAGAATATTTTCTTTCTATCCCAAAAAAAGAGAGAATAGAAAATTTTAAAAAAGCCTATTCAAAAGATAAACTTGAACTACTTTTAGAGGAGTATATAGAGAATATCGAGGATCTATATGAAGCAACTGAGTTTCCTGATATCAAAAAAAGAGAAGAGATAATAATAGAATGGTTTTAAGAGGAGCAATCTATGATATCTTTTTTATCCCTTAAAGAGTGGGTTTGTATGGATAGTTGTAAAGAGTATATAGAAAAATTTAGTACAACTTGTGATCTAATCTACTCAAATAAGAAATCTCCACTACAAAGATTTTATGACCCTATTACAAAAGATTACTACATAGCAATACGAACACTAAAAGAGAAAATTATAAAGATAAAAATAAATAAATACAAACTTTTAGTTAATAATAAATATCTTATGTATAGTGTCATATATGATACAAAGTTAAGAGCTATAGGAATTTATATAGATAAAAAGGGGAATATAAAGAGTAGAGTAATGCCTTTAAGAGAATTAACACATCTTATCTTTACAAATAAAAATGATGAACTATCTGAATTCTTACAAGAGATTGATGAGGTAGAAAATTCTTATGAATTAAAATTCTTAGACCTAGTTGAAGGCTGCAATAACGAGGGTATTCCCCATAGCTGCCAAAAAGGCAGAGGATATCTTCTATCACAATATAAAGACAAAGCTACTTTAGGAGTGTTAATTCATACTTATAGTAAAAAGATTGTAGCTAGATCTATTATATGGAATGACGGAGTTGTAAAGGATTATAAAACAGATAAATCCATAGGAAAAGTAGCTGATCTTATATATGTTTATGAAGGCAAATACCAAAAAGAGATGATAAAAGCTCTACAAAATCATAATATAAAATATTTATATTCAGGTGAGTTAGATTATAAATCTTTTTATATAGAGCTGACTGCTAGAGAAGTATATATTTTAGAAGATAATGCTTTAGCAAGAAGAGCTGCTTGGATGGATACATTTAATCATTTAGATAGTAAAGAGGAAAGATTATACTCTTACAACTACAAAAGAGATAATACTAATGTTATTCGTTATGATAAGGATATCTCATTTATATTTTTAAAACCTGATGGAAACTCTATATCTAATCCATTTTATGGATGCTAAGGAGAAAGAATATGCATACAGCTGTAATAGATATTGAATCAACTAAATTTGAAAACACTCTAGAAGAGATAGATAAGATATTTTGTATAGGTGTCAAAATAGATGATCAACCTACCAAAGTATATACTAATGTATATATTAAAGGTAGTGATGGTAATCTAAACCAAGCTCTAAACCTAATCAATCAATGTAGTTATGTTATAGGGCATAATATAATTAAATTTGATATCCCTGTTATAGAGAGATTAATAGGCAGAGTCTATCCTAAAAGAGTAGATACTTTAATAGATGCTAAATTAATGTATTCTACTGAAGTATTGTCCTCTATAGATAAACTAATCCCAAATACCCCTCCAAACTTAATCGGAAGCTTCTCTTTAAAAGCTTTTGGATATAGATTAGGGCTAGATAAATTAGAGTATGATGACTTTACAAAGCTATGCCCTCAGATGCTAGAGTATTGTAAAAGAGATGTTGATTTAACCTATAAATTATATAAAAGACTTATATCTAAAGAGGAGTATCCTTTAGAAAGTGTAAGAGAAGTTGAATATCATTTTGCTAAGTGTATAAGTGATCAGCAAGAGTATGGATTTTATTTTGATTACGATAGAGCTATGAACTATGCTACTAGTTTAAAAATTAATAAACTAAGAATAGAGCATAAATTGAAAAATATCTTTAAGCCTATATTAGTCCCAGATGGAGATGTTATAACTCCATCTAAAACTATTAAAAGAAAGTTATATCTCAAATCAAAATTAGATCCATTTAGAAATATAAGAGCTAAAAGACCACAATTACAGATTAACAAAAATGGTAAATGGAAATTCCCAAATAGATCTATGAAATATTTTGATTATCCACACAGATTAATATTTCAAATAACTAGTGGAGCATACCAAAAATTAAAATTACAAACTTTTAATCCAGGAAGCAGATCTCAAGTAGTAGATAGAATCATCAAAGATTATGGATGGATACCTACAAACTATACAGAAAAAGGTTCTGTAAAATTAGAATTTGAATAAAAGGAGATAAGAAATGAAATGAATTTAGATGAAGTATTAACTTTAGTAAAAGAGTATTTAAAAATATCTAAAGATTTATCTATGCTATTAGATGGTAAAGGTAGTTTTATAAATTGCTATAACCATAAAACACATAGAATCCATGGTAAGTAGATACTCTTGGAGCAGTAACAGGTAGATGTACTCACAATAGTCCTAAATATTGGGATTTATAAGAGAAATCTTATATCTAAAATCGCCTAATACGGTGGAACTCCAAAATTTTAATTTTTATAGTGTAATATTAAAACTATTAAAAATAAACATTAAATTAAAAAAGGATAATACCGTGCTAAATCAGAATGAAATATGGAAATTATATATAAATAAAGATTTTAACTATGAAATAAGTTCATTAGGTAAAGTTAGAAATGCTAAAACTAAATATGAATTAAAATTTTTTAAAAATAATAGTGGTTATTATTGTATAAAATTACCAAACAATAACCATAAACCAATACATTTTTTAGTTCATAGATTAATAGCAGAAACATTTTTAGAAATACCTAATGGTATTAAGAATATAGTAGTGAATCATAAAGATGGGGATAAACTAAACAATAATGTAGAAAATCTTGAATGGGTATCACAATCATATAATTGTGAGTATGCTTATAAACTTACACCAGAAATAAAAGAAAGATGTAAGTCATATACAGGTAAAAAACATGCAAGATCAAAATGTCCTTATCACAATGTAAGTATGAACTATAAATATCATACTTCAAGAACTACAGGATTAAAATATTTATCATCAATTAATTTTACAGCAAAAGTAGTTCATAATGGTATAATATTAGATAAAAAATCTTTTAAAAATCCAGAAGATGCTGCTGAGCATGTAAATAATATTATTGATAAATATAATCTTGATAGACCTAAAAATATTATTGATAGAAATAATCCATTTATTTATTCTGTAAATGCCTAACGACTATCCCATAAGGGAGTACACTCAAGTGAGTGGAAATGGCGATTACCTTAACATGTAAAAATGAAGGTATTGATATAGTCTGATCTGTATAGGAATATACAGCAGTTCATAAGAGAACGGAGAGAGTGTTACGAACTCTCTTGAACATTTTTGAATATCACACAAGCTCCTAAAAATAAAGAATTTAGAGAGTTACTCACAGTTCCTAATGATAAAGTCTTAATAGATGTAGATGCTGGAGCATTAGAGTTAGTAACCCTAGGACACTACTTAGGTAAATTTGATAATTATGAGTTTGCTAAGATTGTAGATAGTGGAGATAAATCTAAAGGGACAGATATACACACTATCAATCAAAAAAGAGTTGGTCTAGCTACAAGAGATTTAGCTAAGACTTTTATATATTCAGTTGTATATGGAGCTGGAAATACAAAAATAGGTGATTCTTTATGGACTAAAGGACAAGAGATATCTTATACTCAAGCTGAATACAACGAAGCTAAAGAAGCTGTTGAAAAAAGAGTTGTATATCTTGATGGTAAAAAATTCTTTCCTATAGCTAAAGGTACCTTAACTCCATATACAGAAGAATTGATATTTAAAACAATATTTGGGACACAAGTATCTATAGCTTTTAGAGATAATACAAAAGGTTATAGAGAGTTATGCAATTGGGCTATTAACTCTGTAGAAAATAACTATATTAAAGCTTTAGATGGTAGAAGATTATATCTTAGATCAGCTCATAAAGCTTTAAATTTATATTTACAATCAGCAGGTGCTATTTATATGAAATACTTACTTTGTCATATAGATAATCAACTAAGAAGTAAATATAAATATGGCAAAGAGTTTGGTTATGTTGCAAATATCCATAAAACTTGTGGATGTAAAACCCTTTGAAATGCTGGAAACTCCTAACACATAATGGTGAGGACAATCAGCAGGAAAGTTTAAAAAGATGAATAAAGAATTAGAAGATTTTGAATATTTCAAAAACAATCAGTTATATTTTGTAGATTTTGAGACAGGAAGATTAGATACTATTTCAATTAAAACTAATCAGTTTGGAGCAAAATATACTCAAATTAGAAAAAATGTAGGTTCTAAAAATCCTGATGGATACATAAGAATTTGGTGTAATAATACTCTTAGAATGAAACATAGATTATTATATTATCTATATACCAATGAATTACCGATTGAAATAGATCATATAAATGGTATTAGAAATGATAATTCTATTAGTAATTTAAGGAATGTATCTAGAAAAGAACAATTACAAAATTTACACCAACCTTCTAAAAAAGGCACTCCAAAACACAAGCTTACTTCATTAGAAGTGTATCAGATTAAATTGAAATTAAAACACGGAAAAACCTGTACAGAATTAGCTAAACAATACAATGTTAGCAGAAATTGTATATCTGATATAAAAAATAATCGTAGACATAAAAATTTATCTTTTTAAAAATCCTCAACGACTATCTCAAAAGAGAGTACACTCAAGTGAGTGGAAGCGGAGGGCAGTAATAAAATTACTGATGATATAGTCTGATCTTATAAGAAATTATAAGCAGTTCATAAGAGAACGGTATAGGATTAACGACCCTATATGAACACAATGGATGCAATTAATCTAGAGTGTGATCCAGAAGTAGCTGATGATATTTGTAAAATTCTATCTCAGAGCTTTATAGATACAAGTTACCAATTAGATTTTAAATACCCTGTATATGGAGAACCTAAAGTAGGTAAAAACCAATACGAAACACACTAAGGATGACATATGTATGATATAGAAAGTTATGATGATGAAGCTAGAATGTATTATGAATATTACCATTCTAGTTACCAAAAAGATAAGGAGAATACTATGAGTCAAATAATTAAAAAAGAAGAAGTAGGGGATATTCTAGATATATGTTTAGAACCCCATAGATATGAGATATCTATCCTATTAGAGCATCACGAATCCCCTTTAGTCTATGATTACAATGTAGATGAGATAGAAGAATTTATAGAGACTCTTATGGATATAGAAGAAGATATAAAAACAGCAATAAGGCGACTTAGAAACTTAATATAAAGGAGAGAAAATGGCTTATATGGATTTATATGGAAACATAAAATATGATTTTATAGAGGCTAAAGATATATGGAAGATATTCATAAATAGTATGAAATATTCTAACGACTTAGTTAAAACTGAAGTTATTTGGAGTTTATGTAATGATTTCATAGATAAATTCCCAAAATTAGAAAAAGAAGAAGAGTTGCAAAAAGAATTTGTAGAACTTTATACTTCTAAAAAGGATTTAAATGGATAGAATGGATAGTTATGATCAGTATTCCAACTGTGGTATGGATAGTATGGATCCACCTGAGTATATCACATATAGATATATGGATATTCTAGATTTAATGCTACAACAAGATGAGATATTGGATTATATATTATCTACTCCACAATTTGAAGAGTATCTACAAGATTTAGCTAAATCTATAGGTGGGGATTTAGAAGAGGCAAAAGAGTATTTTGAAGATAACTCATGGAGTGAAATAAAGGAATTTGTGTTAGAAAACAAAGATATCCAAGAAGATTTAAATAAAAAGCTAACTATAGATTTTGATAAATTAGAGTTTAAACTATCAAATTAAATTCCATTTATAAAGGAGGGTATGATAGATATATTCTTATATTTGATTCTTAATTATAACCTACCTAAACCACACTATTTACAAGATTTTAAAACCATATACACAACAATGTATAACAAAAGTACTTCTAAAGCTATTTTTACCTATCAAGCTAGTAAAAAGTATAGCATAGATCCAAAATTATTGACAATCTTAATAAATTCTGAATCTAGCTATAAATTTACAAATCACAAACTTAATTTTGTAAAAGGTTTATCAGGTATTAATGAGAAAATTTGGAATATACCAAATACTACTGTATTAGAACAGATACACGCAGGTGCTTATGTCTTAAAACACTATTTAGATAGAAGTAATGGAGATGTTTTAAAAGCTCTTTATAGATACAAAGGTTTATCCAAAAAAGGTTTAAGACAAGCAAAATTAGTTTATAAAATTTATAAAGGAGAGTAATGACTACACTAGAATTACTTGAAGAAGAACTTAAAAAAAGAGGTGTATTTTCTACACCTCTACCTAAGTTTATAAATGAATTAGCAGACTCTATCCCAAATAAATTAGATCCCAAAATGAAACTTACAATAGCAGTTAGTGAGATAATTCTCTTTGCTTCTCAATTTAGAAGAAATATCAAACATTGGAATAATTCACTAATACCTATAAATGCTATTACTTTTTGTATCAGCGGAAGTGGTACAGGCAAAGATAGTAGTATAAATGCTATGAGAAAAAACTTTTTAGGTGGATATGAAGTTATAAACCATTTAAGAGTAGAAAAGGCTAAAGATGCTGCTAAAAGTATTGCTAAATCTAAAGGGTTAGCTATGCCTGATAGTCCAGATGTCTATGAAAAATTCTATGATAAACCAATGCCACTATTTGTAGCTCCTTCAACTAATGAAGGATTTATACAATATCTAAATGAGTTAGATAGAAGTGGTATAGGAGCAGGATTTATCTTATCAGGAGAATTTGGAGCTGAATTATTAACTAGCCCTACTATTATAGCTAATCTTCAGCTATTAGCTGAATTATATGATGAGGGTAAAAAAGAGGTAAAAGTTTTAAAAGACAAAGATAGACAAAGTGAAGAGATAAAGAATTTACCAGTATCAGCTCTGTTTATGGGTAGCCCTGAAAATATACTATTTGATGAGACAGTAAAGAAAAAGTTTAAAACTGAATTTACTACAAAACTCGCTAGAAGATCATTTTTTAATTTTAATTTCTTTGAAGTTGAGGAACCAACTTATAGCAATATAAATGAGTTATTAAAAGAAGAGATGAAAATAGAAGATATAGCTAGAAATTTAAATGAGAAATATACTGAAGAGTTTAGACTTTTAGCATTAGATCAAATAAATAAATGTGGGATACCTTTAGAGATAGATATTAAAACTAGGGAGTTAGTTACTTTATATAAAAAGTATAACCAACAAAAAGCTAGTAAAGTAAATAAACAATACCCTATAACTCAACTAGTTATAATGCATCTATATTGGAAAGCACTGAAACTAGCTGGAGCTTTAGCTATCATCAAAAACAAAAGCTCTATAAGTGAGCTTGAGTATAAAGAAGCGATTACTTTTACTGAACTGCTCAATGAAGATATGAAAAACTTTGAGATAGAGTTAGTTAAAGACCCTTATGAGTTATTTGTAGGATTTTGTCAAACTATCTTACAAGATAATAAATGCTTTGTAGATACTCACTCTCTTAGAAAAATGGGATATATCTCTACTACTTCTAATACTACTAGCAAACTAAAAGATTTAGCGAATTTAGCTAGTAGTTATGACCCTAGTGGAGTATATAAAGTTACTGATACTGGAATAGAATATACTAAGTTAGTTAAGACTACTGGCAATGGAGTTAGCTATTTAGCAGTATCTGGAAGTAAAGATGATAGAAAGTTAGCTTGTTCTAAAAACTTTAACTATGCTGTTGTAGAGTTTAAAAACCTAGCTGGTATGTTATCTAAAGATTTTGCTTACTCTCCATTTAAATTTAGAGATGGTATAAGAAATAAATCAAATATAGAAGGAGGAGTAAAATGGATAGCATTAGATATAGATGATAGTATTTATACTGATGAACAGATGCACGAGATATTGCAAGATTATAATCATCATATAGCTAGGACTAGTGATCCAAATAATCCTTTTAAATTTAGAGTATTACTTGAATTAGATTCAATAGTTGATCTAGGGGATAAAGAGTATAAAAACTTTATTAAATCTATATCAAATTATTTAGATTTAAAAATAGATATCTTACCTAAATCTCAAATTTACTTCTCATATTCTGGTAGAAATGTATTATCTGTAATAGATAAGTATCCATTAGAGACTAAAGATCATATTATGAATGCTTATAATACAACTACTTTATCTAATCCTACAGAGTATATAGATACTCTATCAGATAAACAGAAAAAAGCTCTACTTAGTGATCCACTTACTACATTTAACTATGCTTTTGAAGCACCTGAAGGAAAAGGTAGTGTAAGCCTATATAGAGCAGCTAAACACGCTAAAGATCTAGGTATGAGCAAAGAAGAGGTTATAAATCTAATACAAGAGATAAACTCTTATTGGATTAGACCAATGGATCAAACAAGACTAAATAATACACTAATCAAACAAATTGAGGATTGGAGTTTTACTTGTTAAATGAGGCACAACAAAAGATAGTAGATCTTGTGCTAAATAGTGATAAAAGAGTATTTATGCTAAATGGAGCTGCAGGAACAGGAAAAAGCTTTACTCTAAAAACTATTATAGAGGAATTTAAAGGCTCTTTTATTTTAACAGCTACAACTAATAAAGCAAAAGATCTACTACAAGAAAGTACAAATCAAGAGTGTATAACTACTCATAATGCTTTAGGATTTAAAATGGTTAGAAATGGTATGGAAGAGTATCTATCTAAAGTTAGAGAATCCCTAACAGCAGATCTACTTATAATAGATGAATACTCTATGTTACCTAAAGCTCTATGGGATAGTGCTATAAATGGAGAATTTAAAAAAATTTTATTAGTTGGGGATGAAGCACAGTTACCAGCAATAGGACTTAAAGCTACTATTATCCCTGATATTAAAGTAACTCTTACAGAGCAGATGAGACAAAAATCTAATAAAGAGTTAGAAAATTTTATGGATAATCTTAGAGAAGCAATAGATAAGAAAAGATATATAGATCTATCTACTTGTAATCTACCTAGCAATATCCATTTATATGATAAACATAAAGATTTTTGTAAAGCTTATATAGAATGTAAAAATGATAAAAGAATCCTAGCATACTCAAATAGAGTTGTAGATTCTTATAACTCAAATATAAATTACAAAAATGGTAAATACAATATAAGTGATCTATTAGTTTTAAATAAGCCTTTAGGTAATTTAACTAATGGTTCTATAGTAGAAATTTTAGAAGTTATAGAGTTTGATAAATACTTTGATATAAAAGTAAGCTGCACACCAAATTCTAAGATTATAAAAATTTTTAAAACTAAAGGAGCTAGAGATGAGTATTTAAATTTAAATGGTGACCCTAATGGATATTGGGATAGAGTAGATCAAGTATATGATCCAAAACATTTATACTCCTCTACTATTCATAAGTCTCAAGGTCAAAGTATTGAATCTGTATTCATAGATCTTACTGATGTATATTCAGCTATGACTAGAAAACCCACTAGATTTAATAACTTTAATAAACCAATTTCAATCCAAGACTATATGAAATTACTATATGTAGCTATCTCAAGAATGAAAAAAGAGGCTCATATATTTATAGGCAAAAGTAGAGATTATAAAAAATTAAGGACTAAAGATGAAAGATGATCAAAGATCTAAAGAATGTTTCAATGATATGGTTATTAGCATAGGAAAAGAGACAATAAGTTTTTTAAACAATCTATATAAAGCCATTCAAGAAAATAGATACTTCAAAGAAGCTATTACAAATATTACTAACCCTTTTGAGCAAGAGACAAAAAAAGAGGATAATCATACTATTAAAAATAGTGAAAATTTAGAAATAGCTAGTAAAAAATGCACTCCAAACAGATGGACTAAAGTATATGAAGGAGCTATGATCCACGCTAGTAAAGAGACCACACCAAATAAAAAAGAACTCTTACTTATTTAGTTGGTATATTACCCTTCACTGAAGATGCCATAAGAAGAAAAGCTTATAGAATGGGCTTTAAATGGAAGAAAGGAAAATTAGTTGATAGAAACTCTTAAACCATTAGATTATAAAGAGAATTACAAAGATCTTATCCCAGAAGGAAGTTTTAGAATTTCCCCATCTATGATATATAAATTCACAGATAAAAAATGGGAATGGTATAGATCTCAAGTATTAGGTGAAGAGACTTTTACAGGAAGTACTTATACAGTTCTTGGTACTTGTATCCATAGAGTAGCAGAAGTATGTAGTAAATTTCATACTAGTGATGAAAGAGACATACTAAGAACAGAAATCCCTGAATATATAGACTCTTTTAAAAATAATCCAGATATAGATATAGCTTTTATAAAAGAACAATGGAAACCTATGGGTAATGCTTTAATTAATTACCTGAATCTTTTTGGTTATCCAGAGAAAAGTGAAGATGCTATAGCTTATAAAATTTATGATGGAGTATATGTAGGAGGAACTGCAGATGCAGTTATAGGTAACACTTTAGTAGATTACAAAACTACCTCCCAACAAAGTATTTCAGATACATATATACCTAATAATTATAAATTCCAACTACTAACTTATGCTTGGATATATAGAAAATTAGGTATAGATATTCAAAATATAAGAATTGTTTGGATTACACAAAATATAGTTGGGAGAATCTCAGAAAAGACTGGCAAACCTCTAAAAGATTACCCATCTATAGTAATCCCAGTTACTCAAGTTATAACAAGTAGTGATATGGAATTCATAGAAAGCTATTTAAAACTAATAGCAGAGACATATCTAAAATCAAAAGAGTGTCCAGAACTTACATATCTACTATTTTCAGATTATAGATTAAAGGATATAAATGGCAACAATCAAACTACTAGTATCAGCTTATGAAAGCTCAGGTAAATCCACACTAACATCTCAAATTAAAGATGCTTTAGTTATAAATTTCGATAGAAAAGAGTATGGTTTTAATGTTCCTCATGCAAATTTTACCAATTATGAAGGTATGGGGTCAGTATGTAATTTTATTAATGAAAAAATCAAAAAGTATAAGGAGACTTTTAACTCTCTTCCAAAAGTAGTTGTATTAGATACAGTAACCCAACTCTATTCAGCAATGGCTAGATACAATGGAGCTAAATATACTGGATTTAATATCCACTCACAAAACAATGCAGATACATTAGATTTTAATGCTTATGTAGAAGAGGTATTAATAGCTAATGGAATTAGTGTAGTTATTGTAGCTCATACTACTGTAGATCCTGATAGTGGAAGACATATTATCCCAGCTAGTGGTCAATTTAGCAAAGCAGGATCTTGGCTATCAGTAGTAAATGATGCAATATTTATTGAGAAAGCTAGTGGAAAATTAGTAGTTCATTTTAAAGGATTTAAATACCCTACTAGAACTACTCTAAAAGACACACCAGATAAAGTTGAGATTGAGAATTTTAATATAAATGAATATATTGATAAACTCATAAACTCCAAAACCGAAGCAAATAAATTCGTGCTTTAATAAAAATTAATTCAATACAAAGGATACAATAATGTCAATGTTTTTTACAACTAAAAGAGATTTAAACTCATTAAAAGAGGCTACAGGTGATTATATCAGCTCTTCAGGTATATATGATGTGATTATTAAATTTGCTTCAGTAAGTAGAAGCAATAATGGATCTTTATCAGTTGATTTCAATTGTGAATATAAAGGCTCAAATGTAGCACTATATGGTTTGAGATTAACAAACAATGATGGTAGTCAAAACTTCCAAGCTAATCTATTTAATAAATTATTAGTTATAGCTGACCTAGATGGAGTAGCTGAACCAACAATAGAACAACATGTAGTTGGAAAAGACTCTACTCCAAAAGATTTCTCAGTTATTACTGAACTAAGTGATCTGCCTGTAAAAGTAAGAGTTCAATACTCATATAGTTTATATGAAGGTAGAATAATAGAAAGAAGAGAGATTAAAAACTTCTACCGTGCTAGTGATGGAGCTACAGCAAGTGAAATCCAAATGGGTAATGGATTTGGTAACCAACTACAAAAAGATATGAAATATGCTTCTAATATTACATATAACGATGGTTTAACAGAAGAAGTGGTAAATAAATGGAAAGAAGATAAGAAAAATGGAGTACAAACTCAAGTAAATACTCCAGTTAAATCTTTTAATCACCCACAAGCAGTTCCATTCTAATGGGAAAATTTAAACTTTATATAGGTATTGATCCAGGTAAAAATGGAGCCTTAGCTATGATTAGAGAATCTAAGGAGGTTATTTTAATAGACTTTAATTTAAAAGCCTATATAAACCTTCTTAATTCTTTTAAAAACAACATTAAATCTTATGATATGTTTATAGGTATAGAAAGAGTCCATTCTATGCCAGGAGAAGGAGTTAAATCCTCTTTCTCTTTTGGAGAAAGAGTAGGGGAGCTAAAAGGTATGATATCAACATTAAATTTTGATAACAACACAGAATGGATCCTACCTCAAATATGGCAAAAACATATAAATACAGATTCAAACAAAGGCAAAAAAGCTATAGCTGATCATCTTTTAAAACAATACCCATCAGCAGATCTATTCGGTCCTAGAGGTGGATTAAAAGATGGTAGAAGTGATGCTTTAGGTATAGCTAGTTATATATACCAAAAATACAATTAAACTTATTCGTAAGGATAAATATGTTAAACCAATATAGTTTAAAACTCTATCAAGATACATATTTCTTACCTAATGAAACCTACTATGAATGGGTAGATAGAATGACTATTGATAGATTAAATACTAGTCACGAAGTGATTGATCCTATGGGAGATGATATAGAGTTTTTAAAAAGGATGAAAGAATACATTTTAAAACAATGGTTTCATCCTGCCACACCTATAGCATCTAATTTAGGTAGTGATAGAGGATTACCAATTAGTTGCTTTGTAAGAGAAGTAGAAGATTCTAAAGATGGAATATTCTATTCTTTTAACGAAGCTTTTTATCTAGGGAGTGAGGGTACAGGTATAGGAACTAATTGGTCTGATGTAAGATCAGTAGGGTCACCTATAGCTAATGGAGTAAAAGGGAGTAGTAGTGGTATTATACCTTTTATTACTATAAGTGATAGAACTACTTTAGCTGTGTCTCAAGGAGGTATTAGAAGAGCTGCTGAAGCAGTATATTTGGATATCTCCCATCCTGAGATAGAAGAATTTATAAATATCAGAAAACCTGATAGAGAACAAAATAGAAGTTGTCCTAATATTCATCACGCTGTCATACTAACAGATGAATTTATGGAAGCAGTAGAATCTAGAAGTTTGTTTAGTTTAGTAGATCCTAAAACTAAAAAGATAACAAAACAGATAGATGCTTTTAAACTCTTTTGTTCTATTTTAGATGTAAGAAGTAGATTTCAAGGTGAACCTTATCTATTTTTCAAAGATAATGCTAATAGAAATAAATCTAAATTATATAAGTATAAGAATAAATCTATAAAGCTATCTAACTTATGCACTGAGATAAATTTGCATACTGAATATGATAAGTCTAATGTATGTTGTTTAGGCTCAATCAATTTAGAAAAATATGAAGAATTTAAAGAAGAACTAGAGCAATTAGTTAAAGACTCTTTAAGGTATCTAGACCATATATTAGATTGTTTTGCTATAAAAGTTATTAAATATAATTTAGATAAATTTAAAGCTTTTAGAAGAGCTTTAAAAGGTACAGCAGAAGATAGACCATTAGGTTTAGGAGTTATGGGATTTCATAGCTTATTACAACAAAAATCAATAGCTTTTGAGGATTTAAATGCTATAGCTTTAAATGATATTATATTTAAAAGTATCTATGAAGCAGTAAGAGCTTATGAAAATGATTGTGTTAATTTTTATGCTCTACCACCTTGCAAATTAGCTGATTATTATACCTATTATAGGAATGCTACTCATATAGCTATAGCTCCTACTATGTCTATATCTAATCTTTGTAATTTTACATCTCAAGGTATAGAGCCTATAATGTCTAACTTTTATACTAAAAAACTAAAACAAGGAAGTTTTCAAATTAAAAACCCTTATTTAGATAAGGTATTAAAAGAGATAGCTAAAGAGAATGATTACACAGATGCTTGGGTAGAAGATAGATGGAGAGATATAGCAAATGATGGTGGATCAGTTAAAAATCTAGAGTGTTTAGATGAGCATCAAAAAAGAGTATTTAAAACAGCATTTGAGATAAATCAATTCTCAATCATTAATTTAGCTTCAAGAAGACAAAAGTATATAGATCAAGGACAATCAGTTAATCTATTCTTTAAAGCTGGAGAGAGTGTTAAATATATCTATGATGTCCATATAAAAGCTTGGAAAGATGGTTTAAATGCTCTATACTACCAACGAAGTTTGGCAGAATCTAGAGTAAAATCTACTAATACAAGACAAGTTATAGAAGTAAAAGAATGCGAGGTTTGTCAATGAGTTTAATAACACAATATGGATTACCATTATATAAAACTAAAGAGGGTTTTAAATATCCTAAAGCTTTAGAGTTTTGGGATACTCACGATAAAATGGTATGGCATAAACACGAAGTTAGCTTAGGTGAAGATGTTAAACATTTTTACCAAGCTTCAAATACTGAAAAAGAGTTTATTATAAATATACTTAGGTTATTTACTCAAAACGATACTCAAGCAACTAGTGGTTATACAACTCTACTTAGAATATTCAAACCATTTGAAGTAATAGCTATGTTAGCTAGTTTCTTAGATAGAGAGATAACTCATGTCCAAGCCTATGCTAATCTAACTGATACTTTAGGTTTAGGAGATCAAGTATATACTGAGTTTTTGGATATACCAGTTATGGAAAATAAAATATCATATTTAGAAAAAGCCAAAGTAAAAAAATATGAAGAGTATAAAGCTTTAGGTATGACTGATATTGAAGTAGATAAAGAGTATAGAAGAAGTATAGCTAGAATGTTAGCTGTATATGCTTCAGGACTTGAATCAGTAGAGCTAATGGCTCAATTTGCTATGTTACTTACATACCAAGAACAAGGTAAATATCCAGGTATGTGTGATACAGTAATTTGGAGTATAAAAGATGAACAAATGCATGTCCTTGGTAACTCTTGGTTATTTAGAGAATTTATAAAAGAGAACCCTGATATTTGGGACAACTCTTTAAAATTTGATATATACCAAGCGATGAGAGAGATAGTAGCAGGAGAAGATGCTCTATTAGATTATCTAAATCCACCTCACTTAGATAAAGAGATATTTAAACAATATGTAAGACATAGAGCAGACTTTGCTCTAAAAGAGATAGGTATGAAACCTAATTGGGGAATAGAGATAAATCCATTGCCTTATATGGAGACTATTACAGCTCCAGTATTAGCTGATTTCTTTAGCTCTAGAGTTACAGAATACTCTACTAGTCTAAGTGGCTCTTGGGAAGACTTAAGATAGATAAATTTAAAGGATAGACTATGGATAAAAAACAAGAAATACAAGAAGTATTAGATCAACGAAGAAAGACACACGGAGACTACCCAAGGGTAGCTCTATTACACTATCTTTTGCAAGATACTTTTGATACTGCTTCTGCAAATGAAAAGCATACATATTACCCTTACCAAACTATAGCTATAAATATGATATTTCATAAACTAGCTAGAATAGGTTGTGGAAATAGTTGTGAAGTAGATCACTGGAGAGATATAGCAGGTTATGCTACGCTAGTTGTAGAAGAGTTAAATAAGAAGTGTGGATCAGAAAATGAGTGTGAAACTTCATCAACATCCAATATATGAAGATTATTTTTATAATGAAGATACTCACGAGATATATTGTGAGTATCTAGATCAAGTTATTAAGCCATCTATTCATAGTAGTGGTTACTATGTATTTATGGCTGAAGACTTTGTAGAATCTACAAAGAAAAGTTATAGACTTCATAGATTTATTATGGAGTGTCTATTAGGCAGAGAAATTAAAGAAGGTTATGTAATAAATCATATTGATGGTGATAAAGGAAATAATCTTCCTTCTAATTTAGAAGAAGTTACTATCTCTAGAAACACTAAACACGCTTATGAAAACAACTTAAATGGTAAGTATGATTTGTGGGATACTTTTAATTACGCTAAAATTCTAATAGCGGATAAATATTATAATTATTTTACTAGAGAAAATATCAAAAAATTTTTGAGAATAAATAGGAAACTTAAAAAATCATTATCAAAAATATAG